CGGCTGGGTCCAGGTGGCGTTGACCACCGTCGCCAGCGTGCCGCCGGAGTCCTGGTAGGCCTGCAGCTCCACGTAGTCGCCCTCACCCAGGTAGATCAGCGTGTTGGGCGCCTGCACCGCGACGACCGCGTTGACCCCGGCCGACTGGTACCTCTCCACGACAATCGATCCGTTTCGCAGCCACCGGGCGCCGCGGCGTCCGGTGGCGCTGCTCGCGAACCCGACGACCCCGGACACCCGATACCAGCCCGGGTAGCGGGCCGTGTACCGGGTGGTGTTGGTGTCGGTGGAGTGGCCGCCGACACCGTCCGGGTCATCGTCAAGATCCTCGGCCTGCCATGCGATCGCGGTCCAGGATCCGCTGGTGAGCGCCTGCGCGACCGTCGACCGCAGCACGGCCGCCGGCCGACGTACGAGGAAGTGGAGCGGGTCCCTGAGGTACGCGTGGAGGTTGGTTGAGTCGAGCGCGTCGACCCCGTCCTGCCAGGACGGCTTGGTCTGGGGTACGGCAGGCACAGTCCCTCCTCTCAGTAGGCGATGACGGCGTCCGGGCCGACCAGGTCGCCGACCATCGGGCACGGCGGCGGCTCACCCGGAGCCGGACCCAACAGCGGCGACGTGACGAACTCAATCGTCCGGACGCGGCCCGGGCCGATCGTGTGTTTGATCCCGTTGATCACCTGGTAGGGCAGGTCTGCCGGGGTGCCCTCCGGCATGCCGGTGATCTCGATCAGGTCACCGACCCGTAACGACAGCAGCGCGGCCCGCTCCGTCGAGGAGCGGGACAGCATGTTGATTACGAATCCGGGCGACCGGGTACGCGGCGCCGCGTACGCCCGCAACGCCCAGCCGGCCAGGTTGCCGGCGTCCTCGGCCACATCACTGGCCAGCTCGTATCGCAGGCTGCGCACCCCGTGCCGGCGTGCCGCCGCCGGATCCACCCGACGCGCCGACCCGCCACCCGCCCGGGTGACGACTACCTCGGTCACCGGCTGATCCGGGCGCATCCGCATCGAGCCGCGCTGGATCCATCCCCACGGGATCGACATCCGCGGATTCTGGTTGTACCGGCGGCTGCGCGGCACGGCCGTGATCCGCCCGAGGCCGTCCGTGATGATCCAGTCCTGGCCGGCCTCACCGGCCGCGCGGATCGCCGCCGCCGGTGACTGGCCGGCGAGCCGTGCCGGCAGCAGCGGTGTCGCACACTCGTCCGGCATGGCGATGTCCGCCTCGGGCACTCCCGCCCACCGGGCCAGGGTCCTGACCCGGTCCGCCACCGTCTGCCGGTGCAGGCCGTGATAGCCGGCCGCGTGCTGCGCGAGATGGTCGTCGTACGTCCATGTGGTTTCGTCGCCGACGCGTACCTGCACGTGCGCGATGGATCCGGCGTAGTACGACCCGATCTCCACCCACGGCACCGTGACCGGGGAGAGCGGGATACCGGTTCCAGCCGCCCTCAGATCATCCCCGACCCACAGGTCGAGACGTGACTGGGTCAGGTCCACCCGGATGGTGACGAGCCGCCAGGCGTCACTTTCCAGCCGCCGGCTGGCCACCACATCCCCGCCGTCCCAGGACACCCACATCGTCGACGGGTTGAGGTTGTCGGGGATGAGCACGTCGGTCAGCAACGCGACGTTCGGGATCCACAACGGCGTACCCGACGACCACACAGCTTCGACCTGCTCGACCTCAGCTTTGCGCACCCACATGGACACTGCGATGACGTGGTCGACCTCGACCTCGACCGGCAGGCGCATCTCGGCGTAGATGCTGTGCAGGCCCGGGGTGGTCTGCGATGGGATCATCGACCACGCGGGATAGCTGGCGTCGTCCCCGGGCGGCCCGTCCACAGCCTGAGGCTTGATCAGCCGCGTCAGATCCCAATCGTCGGATCCGCCCTCGCCAGGGAACCTCTGGATCTTGGGCTGTGCCAGCCGGCCCGTGATCAGCGACATCATCGGATGCTCGGGGTCGGACAGCGGGTAGTACTCAACCAGCCGCCCTGACCCGTTGTTGCGGATGTACTCGGCTAACGTCGACACGAATGGGGCAGCGCCGCCGTCGAGGCGGCCCATCCAGTCGACAGCAGTCACCGTCACCGGCTGGCTGGTCCGCGGATCGACCACGCGCTGCTCCGGCATGCTCAGGATGCCGGCACCCAACGGGTAGTCGGCTCCGTCGAGGTGTTCGACCACCATGACACGCCGCCCCTGCTCCCAGCGGCCAAACAGCGGCGACGCCGCGTTGGCGGGTGTGAATCGGCCATCATGGTTGCGCAGCGCGAACTCGATCTCGGTCGGCCGTATCTCCGCCAGGTCGTCCTGGCGGCCGACCGTGACGGTCACCGCCCGACCCCCGTCCCCGTACGCGACCCGATCCGTGATCTCCACCCACTCAGGATTGTCCGGGTCGGGATCGGCCGCTAAGTCGGCCAAGACGCGAATCTCCGGATCCGCCACATGCCCTCCTACGTGGGGATCGACAGGTACTGGGCGACGGTCTGACCACGGTCGGCCGCCGCCCGAACCAGCCTGTCCTTGATGACCCGGCCGTCCTCGGTCTGGATGACCAGGCGTAGGGTCATCGCCTCAGCATGACCGCCGGCGGCGCCACCGGTGAGCGGTTGGACGGTCGCACCACGGCCGAGGTGGACCAGCTCCGGGCCGGCCTCACCGACGACAGCCAGGCCGGCGCCGATGATGTGGCCGCCTCGCGCCAGCATGGGCAGGCGGGGCGCCGAGATGGTGCGGCCGCCGACGCCGGGCACCCAGGACGGCACGGTCCACGACAACCTGCCGACCGTCGAGTTCCAGGCCCGGCTGATCGCGTTGAATCCGCTGCGGAACGGTCGGCTGATAAATTCTCCGACCTTCAGGAAGGCGTCCTTGATCTTGCCCGGCAGGGACTTGAGCCACTCCCAGGCGGACTTGGCTGCGTTCACCACGGCCGTCCAGGCAGACTTAGCTGCGCCGGAGATCGTGTCCCAATTCTTTACGATTACGGCGACGATCCATCCAAACGGCCCGGTAATAATCGCAATCAAAAGCGGCCAATTATCCTTGATCCACGCCCATACAGATTTGATCGCACCCCAGATTAATTCCCAAGCGCCCTTCCAGAAATTGCGGAAACCCTCGAATTTCAGCCACAGACCAACGATGATGGCGATCAGGCCGATGATTGCGATAACGATCAGACCGATCGGGTTCAACATCATCACGATGTTCAGGGCGGTTTGCAGGGCAATCCACACCTTGTAGACGCCGAGGATGACGCCGATGATCACGGCGAGGGCGCCCAGGCCGGTGATGATCGGACCGATGACGCCCGAGTGCTTGTCGAGCCAGCCCACGACCTTCTCGATGGTCGGCAGCGCCTCGCCGAGCTTCTCCACCAGCGCCTGCTGGGCCTTGCGCTTGAACGCCTCCAGCCGCTGCGAGGCGGACTGCTCCAGCTGCTCGCCCATGCGAGCGGCAGCCCCGCCAACCTCGCCGAGAGACTGCGCGGCAGTGTCCAGATCCAGGCCCATCAACGCGCCCTGGAGGTCCTCGGCCTTCGTACCGAACAGCGCGACGGCCGCCGCCTCGCGCTCGGTGGGGTCCTTCATCGCCTGGAGCCGCTCCAAGACCATGCCCAAGGCGTCCCGGGCTGCCGGGCCGCCCTCCGCGAAGATCGCGGTCATCTTCTCCGCGTTCAGGCCGATCGCCCTGAAGCCCTCGGCGCTGGTCTCGGACCCGTCGGCGGCCCGGATCGCGAACTCCTTCAGCGCATCGGCGACAACGTCCAAGTCGCGCGCGCCGGCCTGCAAACCCTGATTCATCAGGCCCATCGCCTCCGCACCGCTCAAGCCGAGCTTCCGGAACTGCGTTGAGTATTCCGAGAAGGAGTCCAACAGGTCTCCGGCCTGGTCGCCGGACACCTGAAAACCCCTGGTCAGCAGGTCGAAGGCTTCTTCAGCAGACGCCGCCAGCCCGGTCCGCACCATCTGCCCGGCCGCCCGTGCGGCCTGGGTCACGTCCAGGTCGAACGTGGAGGCCAGAGCCTGCGCCTTGACGGTCAGATCTTCAATCACGGCCGCGTCGGCGTTCTTCGGCAGCAGGCCAGCCTGCATGACCGAGCGGGCGGCGAGCATCGCGTCAGCCGCGGATTCGGCGAACCCGCGGGCGTAGACGTCGCCGGCCACCTCGCCGAGCTGCTGGGCGAGGACCGGGTCGCCGACCTGCGCGGCCAGCCTCGCCCGTGCCCCCTCCAGCTCCAGGCCGCTAACCAGGCCAGCGCCGATGCCGGCCGCGAGCGCGGCACCGACG